CGGGCAAACGCCATACGACATTCATACCTGAGTCCGGTTCCGGTATGGAATACAACGGCCTAGCCTGTTCAGCGTCAGGTGTGTCTGCGTTCTACTGGCCCTAATGGGTCATTAGCCTCCTAAAGGGATTGCTACAACCCTAGCCGTGTGACGGCTATGCGTCAAGTTGATGGCAGTTCAGGACTGTCCGTGATCCACGAGTTCGTAGTCGGCGTGCAAGCCCTCAGGGGTAAGACCACCGACCGGCTTCAGCACGGCGTAGAACCCTGAGTGGTCGTCCTCGATTTCCCACGCTCCGTAGTTGATGTAGCCACCGAAGGTGATGATGAGTTCCTCACCGTCCACCAACTCAAAGTAGAAGGTGGAGAAATCGTGCTCATCGCCGCCGTAGTTGGACATTGCATCCTCGACATGCGGACGAGCCGCTGCTTCGTTGTAGCCCGCAGCGATAATCGCCTCTCGTGCTTCCCGTGCTGCTCGTGCTGCTTCCCGTGCTGCTCGTCCTGCTTCCCACGCTTCCTTGTTTTCCATTGTGTCCCCTCTCGGTTTCGCTGACGATACAACTATAGCACAGTTTAGTTGGCATGTGTGACCGCAGGGTTCACCAACCACCATTCAGTTTGTGCTAGCGTCGCAGCCATGACCCAAGCCGTCGGTGTAGATCACGAAGAAAATCGCTTCCCCATGTGGCTCTGTGACGAGCCGGAGTGCACGAGAGGTGTCGGGCTGGACGAGCCTGAGATGGCGGAGTGGCTTCCCACCGAGGACGCACACTTTTGCCCGAAGCACGCCTCACTCCGCTTCGGTCAAAAGTAATGCCTGCGGCGAAAATCCTGATCGGCGATGTCCGCACACGACTGTCGGAAATCCCCGATGGCTCAGTTCGCACCTGCATCACCTCACCGCCCTACTTCGGGCTACGAGACTACGGCACAGCGTCGTGGGAAGGCGGAGACGAGACTTGCGACCACATGGTCGGTCGTTTCACCACGACGGTGAGCGAGAAGCAAGCAAGTAGTCGAGGCAGCGGCACGATGCAAGCCAAAGGCACTTGTCCGCACTGTGGCGCAAAGCGGATTGATTTTCAGATTGGCCTTGAGCAGACACCAGAGGATTACGTCAACGAACTGGTCGAGGTGTTCCGTGAGGTGCGCCGTGTTTTGTCTGACGATGGCACACTTTGGCTCAACTTGGGGGATAGTTATGCTGGCGGTGGTGGTGGAAACTACAACAAGACCGGCGTATCTCAAGCCGGTGGGCAGCACATCACCAATGTCCGCAATCGCCCTGAATGGCTAGAGAATGCTGGCGTGAAGCCAAAGGATTTGATGGGCATACCTTGGCGAGTAGCGTTTGCACTTCAGCAAGACGGTTGGTATTTGCGCAGCGACATCATCTGGGCAAAGCCGAACCCGATGCCAGAGAGCGTGACCGACCGACCCACCAAGAGCCATGAGTATCTGTTTCTGCTCACCAAGTCGCCTCGGTATTACTACGACCACGAGGCGATCAAAGTGCCACCTGCTGAAAGCACGAAAAGCCGAGGGCCAGCAAGTTTCGGCGGGCAAAAAGGGCGAGATTATAAGCCCGAACCGACTGACCCAAACTATCGAAATGGGAACGAACAGTGGGGAAGGACTTACGAATACAAGCAAGGCAACGTGAACCGCCGTGACGTGTGGACGATTGCCACCAAACCCTTTCGGGGCGCACACTTCGCCGTAATGCCAGAGGCACTTGTAGAACCCTGCATCTTGGCTGGCAGCCAAGAAGGTGACACCGTTCTTGATCCGTTCACCGGTAGTGGCACTGTCGCCGTCGTCGCTCTGCGTAATGGGCGCAACTTTGTCGGCAGTGAACTCAACCCCGAGTACGCAAACATCGCACAGCACCGTATCAAGGACGCAAACCCCCTGTTCAACGAGGTAGAGGTAGTGAAATGACCTTCAACTTCCATCCCAACATGGACACCGTTCGAGCCACCTGCGAGCACTGCGGGACTCGTATCGGCAAGACGGGAACGGTTTGGCTACACCTCGCCACCCAAGACCAGTGGTGCCGAGTCACAACCGCCACACCCGCCTTCATCGGCACACCACCGGAGGACACGTGGCAGGTCTGAGCGATCTACAAGCCTCAGGGCGTTCCACCACCCTCTTCCCTTGGGAGGATGAGTTGGCGCAACGAGTGGGAACAGGGCGCACTAGTGAGAACATCGAGAAGTCCGACCGCCACTCCTACGACAAAACCCGCCTTATGGACTCGAACCTGCTAGCGAATATCCACGCTGCGGTGGTGGAAATCGGCGTGAGTCGCATCATTGGAGCCTATTGCTACGCCGCCGTCTGGCCGCTAGGGCAGCACAACCGCTACGCCTCCGAACTCCCCGACGCACTGAGGGGAACTACGGAGGTGGAAATCAAGTGGCGGCGAACTGCGAAGTCGATGCCCGTTGATCGCAAAGATGCCGAGGTGAACCGGCTCGTTCTTTGGGCAGAGTCGAAACTCGCCACCTCATACAGTTGTGCGTGCTCCCCGCTATGCGGAGACCCCGCCAATAGGGATTTCAGTAAGGTTCGTCTCCTAGGGGGAGGATACGCAGCAGACCTCTGGGACGCAGGCATCTCCTACAACGGCGACCAGAACCGTGTAGCGGTTCCAGCAGAGGCTCTTCTTCGATGCGAGAACCTCGGCCTTTGGACTTTACCACCCGTTAGTTCTGCGATACCCTAGGGTCACCTGACCAAGGAGGGTGCATGAACGCTGCGGAGCGAGCGGAGTATCTCGACAACCACCACCTCGTAGTACGTGGTTGGCGGAGCGCATCGTGCATGACGGTGAAAATCCAATGTTCTACCAAGTGGAGGTAATCGAATGACGTTCGAGGAATGGCTGCAACTCGGCATTGACTCTGGGTTCTGCACCGATCAGTATTGTGCGTTCCACTCGTGCCCGCCGCTCAGCCCCGCCGAGGAAGCACTTTTGGATGAGGACGAGGAAATCTGCTACCACGTCGTCCGCCTCGGCAGCCCGAAAGACTGGTTGCAGTAGTAATCGTGTAGTGTCGTGAAATCCATAAGGAGGACACATGGCGACAAACGCCAAAGACTGCAAGATGCACAAGTGGCAACTCATGGCGGTTAGTTCTAAGGTGTGGGTGACCTGCCTGCACTGCCCCGCCCGCTTCCAGTTCACGCACGAATACAACGGAGCCGGATACAGCGGGAAAATCCCTGCGACCTATCAGCATCTCCCTGAGGCGTTTCGATGAAGAAGCGGGAACTGATCCGTCAGAACGAGAACCTAGAGGGCTACCTCGCCACCTGCCAGCACCTCAACGAACGCTTGGACGATGAACTCGATGAGCAGCGGCAGAAAATCGTCTGCCTGACCGATGATTTGGAACAAGTCAAGGGCGAACTTGCCTTTTACGCTTTGGCTTACCAAACAGCCGTCGGTCGTCTCTGGGCGCACACCAAAGGTGAAAAGCCCGATGTGGAGGCGTTCAGCCAGCAGTTCCTCGAACAAGTGGCTAAGGAAATGATCGAGCCATTCTAACCAAAAGCGACGAGGCGACCCGTTGGAAAGGCCGCCTCGTCAATGCTTTGTGGTGAAACTACAGGTGTTGCTTTGCTGCACCTCGGCTTCATAGGGCTTGGCGGACGGTCCGCCGAACCGAGGCGAAATCACTATAGCAGCCTCTCGCACCTGTTATCATCGCTTTATGCCACAGCCCGCCGTCTCAGACCGCATTGGCGATGAAGTGTGTCGCTACATCGCTTGGCATTGGCGAGAACTCAACTTTCCGCCCTCGATCCGAGATATCCAAAAGGCACTTGGGGTGAAATCCACCGCAACCGTTCACAACTGCCTATTGGAGTTGGAGATCAAGGGGCGTATCCAGCGTGACCCCTACCGCCGCACCCTGATCGTGGTGAACGGCGTTGATCCCGAAATCTGCAACCACGACTGGCGCATTACAAATCGTGATTTCGTGGACACGGGAGAAGCCCTGATTGAGTGCTTGTATTGCTGCCGCCGCACTGCCGTCGAATACTACCCAGACTGGAACAATAAAGCAGCCTGCCCTCGATACATGGGTGAAATGCCCTAACCCAACTAGAGTGTGCTAACCTATGGCTAGGCAACCCTGCTATGGGAAGGACTGCTATGACCCTGAACGAACTTGTGGAAAAGATCGCACACGATCTTGCTACGGTGGAAATGCCGAACACGGCGGACATTCACACCTTGATCCATACTGCGATGAACCAAGCGGATGCTCTTGCGCTGCTGAAGGTGGAAAATAGTGCGCTGAAGGCTCGCATCGCCGACGCTGAGCGCAAGTTGGAAGGCGTTGAGCCTCTGACCCACCTCGTCCAGTATGCCGAGGGTTCTATCTGATGGCTCGCCGTCTTGTTTGGAAGGACGGCGGCTTCAACACCCTGAGCGCAAAAGACGGACCCTACGAGTATGTCGTGTGGGGGAACCAAAAGTCCGAGGGTGAGTTGCGTGTAATCCGCAAGGAAAACATGGGCGGGGTCATCTACCCCATTCAGGATTTCTCCATCTTCGCCCGTGACCGAGATGCCGCAATGAAGTTGGCTGAAAAGTTGAACCGCATCATTCGCAAGGCTCGACGCTACAACGGTCCGATTTCCCTGTAAGCGTCACACCCATCTGCTATGGTGGGTAGATGGCCTCCACCCCTGTTTATCTAGGCGAAAAGCCGGACGGCGTATCACCTAGTCGGGTGAGCCAGTTCATCACTTGCCCACGGCAGTATCAGTATGTAAGCGTGGAGAGGCTGCCCGAGAAGAAGGGCGTGGACGCTTACCGAGGCACGATCTTCCATGCCATCCTCGAAGCCGTGTTCCGTGACCAACCGCAGGAAAATCGCACCCTCGATGTGACCCTGCAAACCTTCCGTGAGATGTATCCGACCTTCATGACCCCCGATGTGGTCGAGGAGTTGGGCTTCGACGAAATCGCCGTGCAGAAATACGCTGCCGAAATCACGAAGTTGATCCGCACCTATCACGAAATGGAAGATGCCCCGAGCATCAACCTCGTCGGCACTGAACGTCGTTTAGACTGGGACATGGGCGGCTGGGGACTGCGTGGCATCATCGACCGCTTCGACCGTGAAGCCGACGGCTCTCTCGGCATCGTGGACTACAAGACCGGCAAAGTGCCGCAGGGTCAGTATCGCTCCAAGGCGTTGCAACCTAGTCAGGTTTACGCCTACCTCGCAGAAAAAGTGTTAGGCGAGCGTCCGAGCCGGATCAGGCTGCTCTACGTCAAGACCGGTGCCGTCATCGAAAAGGCAGTGACCCAAGCGGACATTGTTGCCGCCGAGAAGCGTGTGACTGCGGTGTGGGCTGCCATCGAAAAGGCGTATGCCACCTCGCATTTCCCCGCTCAACCCTCCGTGCTCTGTGGCTGGTGCTCATTCCAGCAACGGTGTAACGAGGACAACTACTCCGTGTTCTAAACCGGAAAATCCCCGCAGCGCACAGCGACCACGCTGTATTACTTGACGTTTCCAAAACACGCTTTACGCTTGTGGAAGTCAAGACCAATAGCACCTGCTATTGGCGCAAGTTGCGAGGAGATGGCGTGGCCCGAAAGTTGGTTCGCCTGAACATCAAGGAAACGTCGGGTGTAGATCACCCGGCGCATCGCCACGATGGTTGGGTAGTCATGAAGTCGGCCACCCCCTCTGATGTGACCTCAGTTCTTGACGAACTGCGACCTGATGGTGAAATCATCGAGGAAGCGTTGGAGGAAGCCCCCGTTGTGGAGAAGTCGTTTGATACGCCTTCGACCATCGAGATCACCTACACCAATGTTTTCCAAGATGGTGAAATCGTCAAGTCGTCCGAAGCGGCTCCCGCCGTTTTGGAAGTCCCCACCCCCGTTTCCAAGGAGGAAACTATGTCTTTCACCCCCGAGGTGACCACCCCTGAGGTCGTCATCATCCCGGAGGCTGCGAGCGAGGCTGAAATCCTGAAGGCGATGCCTGCAAGCATCCGCAAGATGCTTGACGACGCTTCGGCCAACGCCGAGGCTGCGCTTCGCAAGGCTGCGGCTTCCGAGCAGGCTCTCATTGCCGAGCGTGAGGCTCGTGCCGATGAGGCTGCCGTCATGAAGGCCGCTCAGTGGTCGCACCTGACCATCGACCCCACGGTCGTTGGCCCCGCCCTCCGTCGTCTCTCCGAGGCTGACGCTGTTCTCGCTAACGAGGTCGTGAAGGCTCTCGACAGTGCGAACGCCGTCGCTGAGACGAACGCAGTTTTCACTGAGGTTGGAACCGACGCTCCTGCGCCGACCAACGACGCTTACTCCAAGATGGAGAACCTCGCCAAGGCCGCAGTTGCCAACGGCACCTCCCCATCGTTCGAGGCTGCGCTCATGGCCGTCGCTCAGGCGAACCCCGACCTCTACTCCACCTACCTCTCAGAGAAGGGACGCTAGAAAATGGCTTTCGAGCAAAATCCATATGCCGTCAAGTTGACGTTGACTGCGGACACGACCCTCACCGCTGCGACGCAGTTCTGCTTCGTCAAGTTGGGATCGTCCGTCGTGGTTGGCTCCGGCCTCGCCATCGCTAGCAACTCGGCAGTTGTGACCGGCTTCACCACCGGTGGTGCCACCTTCCCGGCTGGCTTGGTGCCCGGTTCCATCGTGACCACGAACGCTGTCGGCCTCCTTGGCGCAGTCGTGACCTCAATCAACCCCGCTGCCGGTTCGATCACCCTGAACACCATCGCTAGCGGCACGACCGCAGCCCTGTCGTTCACGAGTGCTTCGTTCGGTGCCGGTGGTCCGGTTGCCACGATTTGCGGCACCACCGCAGACCGCCCGCTCGGTATCCTTCAGAACCAGCCGACCCCTCGCACTGCCGCCTCCGGTGTCATCGAGTCGCTCGCTGAGGCTGAGGTCACCGTTTCGGGTGTCTCGAAGGTTCTCGCTGGTGGAACCATCACCGCCGGTCAGGCGATTTCAGTCAGTGCTTCGGGTGCGGCTCTCGCCATCGCCCCGGCGTCGACTGGTGGTGCAACCAACGGTTCAGCACTTTCCTACATTCTCGGCACCGCAATCACTAGCGGAGTGGCTGGCGACATTATCACCGTCGCTGTGAACTGCTCCGCTGCTGGTCGAGCGGCTTAGGTTTAGAAAGGAACCTGAAAAATGCCACAGCCCAACGTGAACAATGTTCACATCGACGCAATCCTGACCAACATCTCGGTTGCCTACCTCCAAAACACGGACAACTTCATCGCCGACAAGGTGTTCCCGGTTGTCCCCGTGGACAAGAAGTCCAACCTGTACTTCAAGTACACGAAGGACGACTGGTTCCGTGACGAGGCGCAGCGTCGTGCAGACGGCACCGCTTCCGCTGGCTCCGGCTACGGCCTGACCACCGATGTCTACATGGCAGACGTTTTCGCCTTCCACAAGGACATTGGTGACCAGACCCGTGCCAACTCCGACAACCCCTTGAACCCCGACATGGAAGCGACGCAGTTCGTCACGCAGCGTCTCCTCCTCCGTCGTGAGGTTCAGTGGACGGGCGACTACTTCCAGCCCGGCGTGTGGGGCAACACTGTTCTCGGTGTCGCTTCCGGTTCGCAAGGCACCGGTTCCACGGTCAAGTGGTCGGACTACGGCGCAACCACGAGCAACGGTGTGACCACCTACAACTCGAACCCGATCTCGGACATTGAGTCCGCCAAGGCTTCGGTGTTGCAGACGACCGGTTACGAGCCGAACACGCTCGTCCTGTCCTACCCGGTGTTCCTCAAGTTGAAGAACCACCCGATGCTGGTTGACCGCTACAAGTACACCCAAGCCGGTGCCATCGTGACCGAGGACCTCCTCGCTCAGGTGTTCGGCGTGGATCGTGTGCTCGTGTCGAAGGCAGTTGTGAACAACGGTGCTGAGGGTTCCAACACTCAGAACTACCAGTTCACGACCGGCAACAACGCCCTGCTTGCCTACACCGCCCCGAACCCCGGTGTGATGACCCCCTCCGCTGGCTACACGTTTATGTGGACTGGCGTGTCGGGTGGCCTCGGTACCACGGTTGGTGTGAGCCGCTTCCGTATGGAGGAACTGAAGGCAGACCGAGTTGAGGGTGAAATCGCCTTCGACAACAAGGTCGTTGCTGCTGACCTCGGCTACTTCTGGGATGCCATCATCTAGTTTCTGCTAGTATGACGGCATGACCTCGCTGCCGCCCACCCACAGAGTCCTCCTACCGTTTCAGTTGGAGGGTTCTGGGGTGGGCGTTGGCGATTTTATAAACCTTTCTGCGCTCGATCCGCAAGAGGTTCTCCGCATGACCTACCTCGGCTGGGTTCAGCCCGTCGAAATCCGTGACCTGCCCGTTGCGAGCACGCCAGAGGTGGCTGAAATCGCCCCTGAGCCTTCCGAGGCAGATGAGGCTCCCGTAGAGCCAAAGCCCAAGCGTGGCCGCCCTGCGAAGGCAAAGCCCGTCGTCGAGCCGGAGCCGGAGATCATCGCTCCCCTCGCAGACGAAATCGCACCCCTGCCGGACGAACTAGAGGCGTAGAACGCTCGTCATATGACGAGTGACGCTACCCGTAGTTCCGTTCCCCACCAAACTCGTAGTCGTGGTGTAGCATTTCACCATGTCCTTACGAGACGCAGAGAAGCGGTTAGAGCGTGTGACGCTCTGTAAGATCGCCAACTTCATCAACGGCCTTGATGCCGCCGACAAAAAGACGGTGGTGGAATGGTTCGCAGCCAAGAAGCCTGCCTTTTGGATCGCCCGTGTGGCTTCCGCCGACGGCAAGCCGCTAAACGAAAAAACCCTGAAGCGGCATCTCGACGGTGACTGCTGCTGCCCGGCTGGAACACCGCACAAGGGGGCGTATCTTGACGCTCAGTGAAGCAGCCTCGTCTTTGCCGCAGCGTCATACGAACATTATCCCGAAGGGGACTGAGCCATCGTTCCAATGGAACGGCAGCGACGGCTACATCACCTCACCGCTTCTCCCTAATGAACCCGATCCGGCGTTCTGGGAGGTTCTCATGCAGGACTGGGGGCTTTCGCCGGATACCACCGAAATCGTCGATGGCTCGGTGAACATCCGTGGTTGGGACTCCAACATGGGTGGCGGTGAAATCCAACGCATGAAATATTACCGAGCGCAAATCCGCCGCCGTCAGGCCGGGGAGCGTTCCATCAACATTGACCGCCTGTGCGAGAAGGTGATGAAGCGCAAGCCGCTGAAATCTGTCTCGTTCGTCAATACGGCTGACCGTGCGCTGGTCATCACCTTTAGCGACTGGCAGACCGGCAAGGGCGAAGGTGGCGGCCCTGAAGCCATGACCGAGCGCATCTGCCTCGCACAAGACCGTGTGGTGGAACGGGTCAAGGAACTGCGTAAGGCTGGTCGTGGTCCGAGCCGCATCTACATCGCTGGAATGGGCGACCTCGTTGAGGGGTGTGATGGTCACTACGACATGCAGGCGTTCCAAACCGTGCTCACCCGCCGCCAACAAAAAGACTTGGTTGTCTATCTCATTGACCGCATGGTGGAACTGCTCGTCGCTAACTTCCCCGATATCCAAATCATCTTGACCGCAGTTCCCGGTAATCATGGTGAAAATCGCAGGAATGGCAAGGCGTTTACGGATTGGCTGGACAACGACGATCTTGATGTGTTCACCTCCACCTACCGTGCATACCTGAAAAATCCTGACCGCTACGCCAATGTCTCTATGCCGCAGTTCGACGGGTTGGTGCAAGAGGACTTGACGATCACCCTCGACATTTGCGGCGTTCCGGTCACCTTTGCTCACGGGCACCAGTTCGGCAAGGGCAACGGTGGTGGAACGGTTGCGAAAATCGAAGCATGGTGGAAGGGTCAAGTGATGGGGCGCACTCCGGCTGCGGACAGTGCGATCCTGTTCTCGGGGCACTACCACCACTTCGTCGCCTCCGAAGGCACGGGTCGGCAAGTGTTCCAATGTCCGGCGATGGATGGTGGTTCTAAGTGGTTTACAAGCCAGACGGGAGCCAACTCCCCTGCTGGAATGCTTACTGTCGGTATCGGACTTGATTACGGCTCTCGTGGCTGGGGAGACTTACTGATTATCTGATGGCGTATTACTTAGCCGGGCCGATGCGTGGCCTTCCAAACTCCAACTTCGATGCCTTTACCGAAGCCCGTGACCACCTGCGAAGCAAGGGCTACGAGATCACCTGTCCTGCTGAAACGGCTTTCCAAATCTATGGAGAGGACATTCAGGCAAACGACAACAACTTCCACGAAGCCATGATGTTCTGCTACAAGGCTGTGCTGGAATGTGAAGGCGTGATCGTGCTCCCCGGCTGGGGGCGTTCAGATGGCGCAAAGGCTGAGGTGCTGGTCGCAACCACTCTCGGCAAGCCAGTTTACGCCTACCATAAGCATCGCCCGCAGTTCATCGAGGAACTTCCAAATGTGAAAATCGCTACCCGAGCAGAGGTCTTGGCATAGTGGGCATTACCCCGCCTTGGACTGATGGCGTGGAGGAAGATTGGGACGATCCCAACCACCCGTGGGCACCACTCCCCGGCGTTCGCACCGGTTCGCAACTTACAAAGGGCGAACGGGCAGCCGACTTGATGCGGAACAAGATGGGTTCATGGTCGTTCGTCGGCGGTTTTACAGCGTTCATGCTCGTCTGGGCGGGGCTGAACAGCATCGTCCTCGCCCGACACGCTTTCGATCCGTACCCCTATATCCTGCTCAACCTGCTACTTTCCACCTTGGCAGGGCTACAGGGTGCTATCTTGCTTATCGCAGCGAAGCGTGCCGATGCCATCGCTGCCGAACAAGCCCTGTCCCATCTCACGATTTCACAGTCCAGCAGCGAACTTATCCGATCAGTGAATAAAGAGTTGTTGGCAAATGTTCGGCTCACCAAAGAGGTTCACAAGTTGCTGAAAGAACTCCACCTCCTCCTCAACGAAAGGCAAAAAAATGACTGACCCGATCCACGCTGCGCCGCACCCACGCCGTTCGATGGAGGAAATCAACCAGTTCCTCGCTGACGAGGCAAAGGGCCAGACCCTAAAATCCACGATGGTTCGTGAGGAAAATCCTCGCCGCCGTCTCGTCACGGTTGGCGGGGGACGACGCAAGGCTACGGGTTCAGGCGACCGCTTCACGGCTTCAGTAGTTGAGCCAGAGTTCCCAGAGGGCGGCGATCCACGCTTCCGTGCAGTCCTGTCCGAGATGCTGAAACTGCACATCTCCAAGAGCAACGACTACGGCACGAACCGTGACCCATACGCCAACTACCGAGCCGCCGAGCAGATCGGTGTCGCAGCGTGGAAATCCTGCTTCATTCGAGGTTTGGAAAAGGTGCAGCGCATCGCCAACGCCGCTTCAGGTAAGCGTCTAAACCACGAGAGTGCTGAAAACTCATTCCTCGACCTCGCCAACCATGTCGTCATCGCTAAGGTGCTTTACGACGAGGAGCAGGCTTCCAAGGACAACCACGTCTGCGACTGCGGCTGATAAGGGCTGAAATCCTAAACCCTGTGGCAGAATAGAGGGCGACCCGTCTAGCGAGGAGCCGCCCGTGGCGCAGATTTTCACCAACCAAGGTATTACCCTCCTGTTCAACCAGTTGGGCGTTGGTGCTACTCCATCCACCTCGTATGGCACCTACTATGTGGGGCTGTTCACCGGATCGCTGCCCACCGCTACGGCAACTCTTTCAGCGGGAATGACCGAAATGGTCGGTTCTGGCTACGCCCGTTCGACCACGACTTTTGGAAGCCCTACGACCGCCACGGCATACAACGCTGGCAGCCCGACGCTGACGACCACCCTGAACGGCGCAGTTTCATCGGGGCAGTGGGTTGTGACCCTCGCCTCAACCACAGGTCTTGCCGTCGGCATGAGCATTGTGGTCGGGACTGAGGCAGTCAAGATCATCACCGGACTTCCGGGAGCGAACCAAGTCGTGCTCTCATCAGCACTCGTATCAAACCAAAGCAACGGTGCGGCGGTGACGGCTGGCGACGCTGTGAGTGGTGTGAAATCCGCAGGATCGGCGGTGACCTTCTCGGCAACGGGGACATGGTTGGCGGCGGCGGGCTACTTCGTGGCTACCTCTAGCGATAACTCCGGCAAGTTGATGTATGCAGCCAACTTCGCAGATGCGACCACGCCGACCCTCGGCGCAAACGACACCCTTCAGGTCACTCCTACTTGGTTGATGAGCAACTAGGGAGGTGAAATCCCGTAAGGGATAGACGATGGCTCGAAATCCCTACACGCAGAACTCATATGTCGGCGGCGGTGTTCCCGCAACGCTGACCTCAGCCATTGGTGCAAGCGACACTTCCATCTCGCTGACCTTTGGAACGACCGGAACTTGGACGGGTTTGGGGGTGGGTGGAGGGTTCTTCCTCTCCATCGACTACGACAACTCCGCCGAGGAAAAAGTTTGGGTTCCCACCGCTTCGATCAACTGGGCATTGAGCACGGTCACGATCACGGTTCAGCGAGGACAAGACGGCACGACCGCCGTATCGCACGGTCAAGGCGCAAAGGTTGTGCCCGTCATCTCGAAATCCGACATTGCCGAGGCGAACTTCGTCGGCGCACAAACCATCGGACAAATCCAAAGCACCGGTGACTTGCTCTACGGGGCAGGGTCACAGTCGCTTTCACGCCTCCCTGTCGGCACTTCAGGTCAAGTCCTGACCGTCGCAAGTGGTGGAACGCTTGCATGGGGGACAGGCAGTGGTGGCGCACAAGGTCCAACGGGACCGACCGGACCGCAAGGCTTACAGGGTGCAACCGGCCCACAAGGTGCAACTGGTGCCACTGGTGCAACCGGTGCCACAGGTCCCATTGGTCTGACTGGTGCTACAGGTGCTACAGGTGCCACAGGTCCCATTGGTCTGACTGGTCCTACAGGTGCTACAGGTCCGACCGGGGCAACCGGGGCAACTGGAGCAACAGGTGCAACTGGTGCAACTGGTGCAACCGGGGCAACTGGAGCAACTGGTCCGATCGGCGCAACTGGAGCCACCGGAGCCACCGGTGCGACAGGTGCATCTGGAGCCACTGGAGCCACTGGAGCCACCGGAGCGACTGGTGCACAAGGTCCAACGGGAGCCACGGGTTCACAAGGTCCAACGGGAGCAACGGGCGCACAAGGTCCAACGGGAGCCACTGGCGCCACCGGTGCTGGTGGAAACCTCGGCTACTACGGTTCGTTCTACGACACGACTACACAGGTTCCGGCCTTCGCCAATACGCCACAAGCCATGACGCTGAACACCACAGCGGAATACAACGGTGTGTCCATCGCCAGCGGTAGCCGGATCACCTTCGCCTATGCCGGAACCTACAATGTCCAGTTCTCGGCACAACTCACGCAGACCGACAACAGCAACGACAACGTGCAGATTTGGCTCCGCAAGAACGGCAGCGACCTAACCGAGACCAACACCACGGTCACGATGGACAAGCAGAACAGCGACAAGGTTGCCTCGTGGAACTTCGTGCTCACCGTCGCAGCAAACGATTACCTACAACTCATGTGGGAAGCCAACTCCACGAGTGTTTCGATCCTCGCACAAACCGCTGGTGGAAACTACCCTGCAACGCCTTCCATCATCCTCACGGCGCAGCAGGTCATGTACACCCAACTCGGACCTACGGGTGCGACAGGTGCGACGGGTCCACAGGGTGTTACCGGATCAACGGGCGCAACTGGGGCGACAGGAGCCACTGGTCCTAGTGGACCCACCGGTGCAACCGGTCCTCAGGGAGCAACCGGCGTTGCATCAGCAGTTGCTCCACTTAGCCTTTCCACCGGCTCGACGATCTCGATTTCCAATGCTACGACGGGCGCAAGTGGTGTAATAACCCTCGGCGGCGACCTCAACTCGACTGGCTCGACGGCGGGAACTCCGTATGTCGGATCGTGGCAAGGTCAACCTTTCACCACCGGCACAACGGCAGGTCAAGTTTATGTCTTTAGTGGCACGACTTGGGCATCATCAACGATTTCTGGAGATGCAACGCTCGCATCTGGCGGTGCGCTCACACTGAAATCCACTGGCACGGCAGGAACCTACGGTTCTTCGGGAACTACCAACGCCTACCCAATCATCACCACTGACGCTCAGGGGCGTGTGACCGGCGCATCAACGGCTCCTGTGACTGTTCTTGGCTCTACGGTTTCCACCTTCACAAGTGCCACTCCCCCAACCTTGACGGCGGCGGACAACGGTAAGCACTTCCAGTTGACGGGTTCGACAGCAGCAACCTTGACCTTGCCCTCAACCGTTCCTGCAAGTCCTTGGTGTGTCCTCATCAGCAACGGTGGCTCATCGTCATCAAGTCCCGTTCTGAGCGTTAGTGGCAACTCGCACAACATCAACAACTCAACAGGCAACATTTCACTAACAAACCGCACCTCTGCCATGCTTGTCTGGGCAGACGGAACGAACTACTACGCCACCTTTGGCTCGGAATACAACACCCAGAACGCTATCGCTGGACTTGTTGGCGCAACAGTCACAACCGCTTCTTTCGCCGCAAGTTCCACCTACGCCAAGTATGTGTTCACAGGAGCAACCGGAGCAACTCTCACCCTTGCTTTGGGTGCGCCCATCAACTCAATGATTACGGTGGTGAACGCCTCAACGGGTTCGGCTTCTCTTAGCGTTCTTCCGAGTAGTTCCACCTTGTCGGCGTTTGGAACCTCTTACGCTTCAGGGACTACGGCTGCCAACCTGATCGCACCCGGAACAGCATGGCAGTTCTTCTACGCTTATTCCGGTTCTTTGGGAACTTGGTATGCGATTTCAGCATCGCCCAACTTTATCTCTGGAGACATAACGGTTGGTTCGACTGGTGTAGCCACACTTGCCACAACCGGCCCCGGCGCAGGAACTTACGGCTCATCGGGTTCGACTATCTCCCACGCCATTATTTCACTAGACGCTAAGGGTCGGGTCACGGGAGCAACATCAAGTCCTGCAAGTCTCGTCGCAGGTGTTCTAAACGCAACAAGCGCAACGACTTGGGCTGCCTCGGCATCTGATAACGGACAGTTCGTTCGCTTCAGCAATACAGTCACCGTGACCCTTCCGGCAACGGCTCCTTCAGCCCCTTGGCTTGCCACCTATTACGGCTCAGGCTCGCTCACGATTACACCAAGTTCGCCAGCGACGCTCAACGGTTCGTCATCGTCGTATTACCTATCGTCAGGTATTCCAGCACTGGTTTGGACAGACGGAACCAACTACTTCGTGCAGCCATCTATTTCGTCAGGGAACTGGACCGCTACTTCCTATCTGAACGCAACTCAATACATCACTGCTGCGAATACACTTCTCACCCTCGGCAACAAGTCGGTCTATAACGGAACCGCATCAACGGCACTGACCCTCAACTCTGCATCAACAAACAACTACATTCCGCAAATCCTCGTCAATGCCTCTACCCAGACGGTTTACCTCTTGCCAAATGGACAGGTGACGGGTTCACCAAGCATCCTCAACGCTTACGGCACGACCTATGCGGGCTATGTCGTTGGAGTGGGCGGCATTTCCACCAACGGAACCATTTGGACAGTCACAACTGGAACAACCCACAACTTCTTGACCGGGCAGACAGTTTACCTTGGTGGCCTTTCTGCCGGTGGCTCCACTGCCTACAACGGTTCGTTTACGATTGCCTCTACAGGTGCAACCAACACTTTCACCATCGCAAATACGGCTCAACCCGGTGCAGTCACTTTCGCTGGCACTGCAACCGTGCAACCCTTCCCCCTTCCAGCAGGAGGGGCTGTTTCGTATCAAGGCATCAGCGGTTCAACTAATGCAGTCTGGCTCACTGGTTCCAATCCTCAAACGCTCTCTGGCGATGTGACGGTTGGCAATACAGGAGCAGCCACGGTCAAGCAGTTGCAAGGAACCCCCGTTTCGTCCACTGCACCAACCTCGTCAAACAACCTCATGGTCTACAACGGTTCGACGTGGACAGCGCAAGCCCTCAACGGTGATGTAACGATGACTACGGGGGCTACGGCGACCGTCGGCAAAATCCAAGGTGTAGCGATCAGCGGAACTCCCGCATCTGGTTCGACGGTTGGAACCACAACCGGCAGCACTGGACTGAGCACTTTTTCACCGACCGTCCTCACCGCTACCTCTGGCACGAGTGCATCGTGGACACCAAAGAGCGAGGTGACTGTTTTTTACAACGGAACCGGATCGGTGGGTTCCACGACGGCTTACACCTACAACGTTCCGTCATGGGCGACCAACCTTCGAGTGATCTGTGTGGGCGGTGGAGGTGGTGGAGGCGGCGGCGCACAGTCCCTTTCGCTAACTACCTCCAACGGTGGAAACGGTGGAAACGGTGGAAACGCCACCATTGCAGACATTCCGGTTTCAGCACTTGGAGGTTCCTCGACTGTTTATGCGGTTGTTGGTGGTGGAGGAGCCGGTGGTGCGGCGGTTGGCACAGGAGCAACAAGTAATGGAAATGCGGCGGTGTTGGGGCAGCCATCATGGTTTGGCGGAACCGGATCGTCAGCAGTTACCGCTGCGTTCGCCATTGCCTCCGGCGGGGCTGGTGGCCTTGGCGGCCTTTACAACTCTGCGAACAACTCGTCGAACAGCGTCACGTCCATTGGAAACATCGGTGTTGTCCTCATCGGGGGGGTTGGTGGAAACGGAACATCTACCGCAGGTCAAAGTGGATCGCTCTCAACCGCCGGAGCAGGTGGACTAACTAGCGGCGGTGGTGGAGGCGGAGCAGTGGGTGGCGGCAGCGGAAAATCCGGCGGACCCGGCGGCACGCCGTCGATTTCACCATACGCCAACATCGCCGGAGTGGCGGGAACCACTGCCCCTGTTTCACCGACAAGTGGATCGTCTTACGGCTATGCCTCTGGCGGTGCTGGTGGTGGTGCATACAACCAAAACGGAGCAACGGGGGTCTATGGTTCCGGCGGTGGCGGTGGCGGTGGCGGGCTGAGCGCCAATGCTCCGGGTGCCGGTGGAAACGGTGGCTCCGGCTTCGTCGTTGTTATTGCGACCTAATCATGGGCATCGGCTACAAGCAGATAGGCAGAGCCTTCCTCGGCGGATCGGAGTTCTACTTTTCCGGTCTTGCTCGAACTGAGGCTTCACAGGCGGCAGAACACTTTGCTACCGACGCTCCCCGCTCGCAAGGGCACCATGTAATCGGTGAAATCGCACAGGGCGTTGTTGCGGTGGACAACAGCCGCAACTCCGTTGCTGGTGCGGGCGTTCTCGGCTCCATGATCCTCGGCTTTGGATTTCCCGCCGCACAGGCTTCATGGCTTGCGCTGCCCGCCGCCGAAAAGACCACCCGCCGTAGAAATGCTACGGAAGTCGTTGCCGAAATCACACGGAGCAGCCGCAGCGTCACCGCAAAGCGTAATGTGGCAGAGGCAGTCGAGCAGTTCGTCGCTGAGTCCCGATCCACTTACGGGCACAAAGAGGGTTCTGCCCTTGCTGAAATCCAGCGCACAGTTGCAGGTCGCAAGACCACCCATCACGAAGCCAGCGAAGCCACGGGACGAGAGGCCACCACGAGTAGCCGGATCGCCGTTCACCAACCAGCCGCAAGTGTTACACAGCGATTTGCCGCACGAGAACAGAAAATCCGCTTCCTGCAACGGGTCGGGGTGGCTGCGATGTTGTCGTTCGAGGCGGTTCGCAGCGCACGGGTGATCGTCAAAAAGCCTGAGGCTATCCAAACCTTCGCAACCGACGGCACAAAGAGCGTCGGACGCACCACATCTTCGACGATTATCGAAACTTGGGGCAACAACCCATCTCCGAGGGTGCAAGCACGCTTCAAAGCAGGGATTTCAGCGTTCCGTGAGGCTACCGAGGCATACCGCCATGTCGCTTACAGCCGAGCAAACGAGGTCACACTCCGGCAAGTTTCCAGCATTTTCCAATACCTCGTGCAGTTCGACCATGAGTTCAAGATCATCTTCAACGAGATTTACAAGAAGGGGTTGTATGGTGAATACCCCGAGGGTGGATCGGTTGGTCAAGACAGCGGAATGTCCACTTTTGGAACACCATCAACCACGGTAATCTTCACGGACGATGGAGTAGCATCGTATCGAGAAGGTTACAACCCGTATTTGGAGAGCGAATAAGCCGTGACGATCCACTACCCGACAGCCGCCGCAAGCCTGCCCGATGTGGAGTTCACATGGAACGACGCTGACGGGAACGCCATAGATTTCAGCACCGGTTGGTCATTCAAAATGACCATTGGCCGCCCGCCGAACCCTGCCGTCATCACCAAGACCTCCGGCATCGTCGGATCAGCCGCAGTTCCCAACTTGACGGTCGTTTGGGCACCGAGCGAACTCGCTTCCCTCACGCCGGGTGTGTGGTATTTCCAAATCACCGCTTCCTACGGGCCGCAAGCGGGCAAGGCTCGCATCTTGACCGGTTCTATCCGCATTGACCAAGCGATTATCCAATAGGTGAAATCATGACGTGGACATACACTTTCGACCCAACAAGCAGCCCAAAGGACACAGTTCGCTTCCTCATCGGAGATGTGGTGGAGGCAAACCCCCTTTTGCAGGACGAGGAAATCTACTTCTCCCTCAATGAGGTGAACATGGAGCCGTATCGTGCGGCAGCCAACTCTTGCGCCAACCTCGCAGCGCAGTTCACCGGCCTTGCACAGAGCACGAGCAAGTCCGTCGGCGGCCTGAGCCTGAGCCAGACCTACGGTGATCGTGCACAACGCTATGAGCGTCTGTCCAAAGACCTGCTCGCTCGCTCCCGTCGAGTTGCACCGCCTATTCCAAACGCCGACCACCGTGCCCTCGGTGCAGAGTTGAAGGTTGGTATGTTTGACCGCTATTGGGCGGTGGCGAACGACTGGCCTTCCAACTCCGAACTTGGCACTTCGACCACTTACGGGACTGGCTACAACCCCGGCGATGAAGGTGTGGTGGGGACGGACTACCGCCCTGAGCCATGAGCAGCA